ATGGAAATTCTCAGACAGAGAGGACGGAAATTCTGATGGATGGCGTTCAACAAGTTAATCCTGCTGTAGCAAACCTTTTGCCTGTATTAGATAATCCTAATGTCCGTAATTTTTTGGACATGATTTCTGCGGCAGAAGGCACTACTAAACACGGCTATAACACGTTGTTTGGTGGCGGCAAGATGGACTCGTTGACAGACCATCCTCGTATTTTGTTTGACTTTACTGAGACTACTGGCAGACCTAATAAAACAACGGCAGCAGGGCGCTATCAGTTCTTGTCAAACACTTGGGATGAACAAGCAAAGAAGCTAGGATTGCCTGATTTTGGTGAGCGTAGTCAAGATTTGGCTGCTGTGAACTTGTTGCAAGAACGTGGGATTCTTCCTGATGTGTTGCAAGGCAATTGGGAATCTGCGGTAAAGAAGTCAGGCCCAATCTGGGCAAGTTTGCCATCAGCTAATTACCCACAACCTCGTCAATCAAATGAGTTTGTTATGCAACAATTAAACAATCCAAGGCAAACATTGGCTTCTGCACCGCCTACTTCTGACGCAAACCCGCCTGCAATGTCACGACAGCCTGACTTTTCGCAAATGTCTGATGAGCAGTTGATGGCTATTGCACGTCAACAAACACCGAAAGCGCCTGATTATTCAAGTCTAAGCGACGAGCAATTGATGCAAATTGCTGGCGTGAAACCAAAAATGACAGGGATGCAGGTTGCAGGCGAAGCAATTACCAATTTCCCGTCAAGCGCTGTGAAGTATGGCAAAGAGCTATACGAAGCCGTTACAAACCCTGTTGAAACAGTTAAAAACATTGGTATGGTTGCAGCGGGTGGATTGAAAAACATTACGCCTGAAGTGGTGCAAAAGTTTATTACCTCAATTGCTAAAGAACCTGGTCAAATTGACCAAGCCGTTCAAATGGCAAATGCTGTAGGCGGTGAATACGCTAAAAAATACGGCACTTTGGAAGGTTTTAAGCAAGCAGTAGCAACTGACCCAGTTAGCGTAATTGGTGATTTGTCTTTGTTGGCAACTGGTGGCGGCTCTGTGGCTGCAAAAGTGCCTGGTCTTGCTCAAGCAGGGCGAATGACAGCACAAGTTGGTCGCACAATTGACCCATTTAATGTGGTTACTAAAGCGGTTACAAAACCCGCTCAGTTAGCAGGATTGCTTGCGTCTGAAGGCGCAGGGTTTACAACTGGAGCAGGTGGCGGCGCAGTCCGTGAAGCAGCTAAATCAGGATTTGTAGGCGGCGATAATGCAACGGCGTTTCTTGAGCAATTAAGAACCAATGCGCCTGTTGAGAACGTAGTAAATACTGCTAAATCTGCTGTCGCTGAAATGCGAGATCAAAGAGCTAACGCTTATCGGTCTGGCATGGTTGACATTAAAAACGACAAAAGTATTCTCAGTTTTGACAAAATTGATGACATATTAGCTAACAAGCAAGAAGTTGGTATGTACAAAGGTCAAGTCATTCAGCCTAGTACGGTTGAGACTTGGCAAGAAATCAATCAGGTTGTTCAAAACTGGAAGCGCCTTGATCCGGCTGAGTTTCATACCCCAGAAGGTTTGGATCGGCTAAAAATGCGTATTGGTGACATTCGTGACAATGCGCCATTTGGCACACCTGCACGAAATGTTGCAGACGCAGCATATAACGCCATTAAAAATGAGATCAATTCTCAAGCGCCAGGCTATGCAAAAGTAATGAAAGATTACGAGCTTGCAAGCAACACGTTAAAAGACATTGAAAGCTCGCTATCGTTAGGCAAAAAAGCAAACATTGATACATCAGTCAGAAAACTGCAATCAATTATGCGGAACAACGCCAATACAAATTATGGTCGCAGGCTAGAGCAAGCTCAAATGTTGGAAGGCGCAGGTGCTGAGACACTAATGCCACAATTGGCAGGTCAAGCACTAAGCTCATGGACTCCAAGAAGTCTGCAAGGTATCGGCTCTGCTATTACGGCGGCAGGTTCTGCGGTCACGAACCCTGCTTACCTTGCAAGTTTGCCATTGACTATGCCTCGTGTTGTTGGCGAAACTGCATACTACGCAGGCAAAACTGCTGGTGCGCCACAACGACTTGCTGAAGCATTAAAGCGGACAAGCGCAGGCGGCAAAACAAGCCAATTGACAGCACAAATGTTAGATACGTTAAAAAGACGTGGCGGCGCTGCGTTAGACCCCTACACATTGCGTATGCTTGCAACTAAACTAGGTCAACAACAGACTGAAGAACAGAGGTAATTAAAGTGAGCTACCTTTTATATCCTTTTTGAAAGTTTTTTAAACGACTTATATGAGATTGATCTACTCCATACTTTTTTGCAAGAACCCATTGCCGTTCGGTGCTTTGCCGAATGTCGGCAATATCTTGCTCAGAAAGTCTGCCGTTCCAATGATTCAATCCGTAATTATGTCTGCGCTTAATAGATGTATCAGCGTTATTTTCGGCTTTTGTGCCGATTCTCAAATGATCTGGGTTTACACAAGGCGGGTTATCGCACAAATGCATGATAATTTTGTCTTCAGGTATTTTCCCAACAAAATGTTCATAAGAAAATCTGTGCGTCCTAACTTGTTTTTTGTTGCAAATAATAATCCCGTATCCATAAGAATTTTTACTACCAGTCCACAACCAACAAGAATCGGTTTTTTCAATTCGTGCGTAAAAAGATTCTTCAATAGTTACAGTCTTATAAAAATTCAAACTATTGTCTTTTCTAGCTTTGTTGTAGTGATTTCTGCACAAGTGACGAGCTATTGCTGTTTCTCCGCAAATCGTGCATTGAGCAGAATTTTTAATTTTATACGTCATCGACATCTCCTGTTTTCAAGCAGTATATGTCTTACTCATGGAGTATGCAAGTGAGCTACAACGGAAATGGAGTATTCCTAATCAACACAGCAGGACAGCCTGTTGTCGCTGGTACTGTCATCAGTTCGACAGCGTTTAATGCGCTGACCAATGACCTAGCAAACGGTCTGACTAACGCTATTACGAAAGACGGTCAAAGCACCCCGTCAGCCAATATTCCGATGGGTGGATTTCGGATTACTGACCTTGCAGCAGCGGTTGCAGCGACAGACGCAGTACGCTTAGGGCAGCTTCAGGGCAATACGCTCAACTTTATGACGGTGTCGGGTACAAACACGCTTCTAGGCTCGCTTGTACCGCCTCTTGCTGCTTACGTCACGGGTGCGATGTTTAGCTTTGTGGTTGCCAACACAAATACTGGTGCTGTAACGCTAAATATTGACGGTTTGGGCGCAAAAGCCGTGATGCGTAACGGAACTGATGCTCTACAAGCAGGAGATTTAACCGCAGGCAACGTGGTCGTTGTAATATATGACGGTACTGAATTCCAGCTTATTTCAGTCGGTTTTGGCGGTGGTGCGACTGGCGCTGGTGGTGACAAAATATTCATCGAGAACGGTCAAACGGTGACAACAAGCTATTCGATTCCTTCGCTGTCTAACGCTATGTCAACAGGCCCAATAACTATCGCATCGGGTGCGACAGTTACGATTCCTGCTGGCTCTGTCTGGGCGATTATCTAATATGGGCTTACGACTAAAAGCATTTGCGCTAGGTACGGTTGAGGTCAACCCTGTTGACACAGCGTCAAACGTGTCTGTCAACGTGCAAGCTGCAAACGGCGTGTTGTCCTACGCTGATTCGTCTACAGGCGGGTTGTTTTTGCCCACAGGCACGACAGCGCAAAGACCTGCATCACCAGCGACAGGGCAAATGAGATTTAACACCACGACAAATAGCGTCGAGGTTTACAACGGGACTTCTTGGGGCTAATTATGGCTGGAAATATTCGACTCAACGCACCATCTGGCGGTTCAGTCACAATCAACGCTGTAGACACCGCATCAAACTTTACGATGAGCGTTCCAGCGGCTGCTGGTGTACTGATTAACGCTGATTCGGCTACTGGTGCGGCTCAGATTCCTGTTGGAACGACTGCACAACGTCCTGCAAGTCCTACAACTGGTCAACTTCGCTATAACACAACAACAACTGCAACTGAAATTTATAACGGTTCTGCATGGGTTGGAATAAGCGGTAATTCTATAAACTTTTTAATTGTTGCAGGCGGCGGCGGCGGTGGATCAAACACAGGTGGCGGTGGTGGTGCTGGCGGATTGATTCAATCATCCGGTGTTGTTAGCTCTGGAACTGCTTACACAGTTACGGTCGGCGCTGGCGGTTCTCCTTCTGCAAATGGATCAAACAGTTCAATTAGTGGGTTTTCTACTGCAATTGGTGGCGGTTATGGTGCTGCTGGTGGTGGTTCAGCATCGACTGGCGGTTCAGGCGGTGGCGGTTGCGGAAGTAGTGGAGCAGGAGCTGCTGGAACTACTGGAACAGGAAACGCAGGCGGTAATGGTGCGTCTGGCGGTAATGGAGGCGGCGGCGGTGGTGGTGCTGCGGCTGTAGGTAGTAATGGTTCTGGAAATACTGGCGGTAACGGCGGAAGTGGCGTTTCTTATTTTAATAATGGCGCATACACATTTTTTGCTGGCGGCGGCGGGGCAGGCACATTTAGCGGAACTGGTGGAACTGGTGGAACAGGTGGTGGTGGTAGTGGCACGACAATTAGCTCTACCCCACCGGGTTCTGGAACTGCAAACACGGGTGGCGGTGGTGGTGGTGGTGCAGGTGGTGGAGCATTTGCAGGTGGCTCTGGCGGCTCAGGAATTGTCATTATCAGCTACACAAACGCAACGCAACGTGGTACGGGCGGCACAGTTACGTCATATACGGTTGGCTCAAACACCGTTTGGCAACACACCTTCACTTCGTCAGGCACATTTACGGCATAAGGAAAGAACATGACAGCATACGTCGGCGGCTCAACAGGATTTGGCCCACCATCATGGACAACGGCAGGTAGACCATCAACGCCTGTAAACGGGCAGATTGGGTGGAATAGCACGCTTAGTCAATTGGAAAGTTGGACTGGTTCGCAATGGCAGCAAATTACATCGTTGCTATATTCGGTCAGTTACCTTGTTGTGGCAGGCGGCGGCGGTGGTGGAACTGCAAGTGGGGCTGGTGGTGCTGGCGGTTTTCTTGCTTCAACAACTGCGTTAAATAGCGGAACAATTTACACAATAACTGTTGGCTCTGGCGGTGCGGTTAGTTCAAATGGTGGAAATTCTTCTCTTGGTTCTCTTGTTACCGCATTAGGTGGTGGAACTGGGGCAACGTCAGGCGGATCAGGTGGTGGCGGAGGGAACGGCGCAGGTGGTGCTGGAACATTTGGTCAAGGTAATGCTGGTGGAACAGGTCAAGGTTCAACTGCGCCTTATTATCCTTCTGGTGGTGGCGGCGGTGCTGGCGCAGCAGGAGGGAATGCTTCTGGCGGCACTACCGCAGGTAATGGTGGTGCTGGATTGACAAGTGCAATTAGCGGAACAACAGTTACTTATGCAGGCGGCGGCGGTGGATCCGCTCAACCAGGCGGTACTGCTGGAACTGGCGGCGCAGGTGGTGGCGGCAATGGAGTTGTTGGCGGTGCGGGTGGAAACGGAACTGCAAACACAGGTGGCGGCGGCGGTAATGGCACAACTCATGGAACAGGTGGCTCAGGCATCGTAATTATTAGCTATCTTGGCGCACAACGAGGTACAGGCGGCACAGTTACATCATCGGGCGGTTATACCATCCATACATTTACAACTAGCGGTACATTCACGGCATGATTACGCAAGAGCGCCTGAAAGAGCTTTTTGACTACCAAGACGGGCAACTGATTTGGAAAGTCAAAAAAGCTCGTGCAAACAAGGGTGATATTGCTGGTTGTGATGCAGTAGCCAGTGGCATTATGTATCGCCAAACAAAAATTGACGGTAAAGGGTATCGAGTGCATTGTTTAGTGTTTTTATTGCACCACGGCTATTTGCCAAAACAAGTAGACCATATTGATGGTAACGGTTTAAACAACAGAATTGAAAACTTGCGAGCAGCAGACGCTCGTAGTAATGCTTTAAATACAAAATTACGATCATCAAATACATCTACTGGTAAAAATGTTTACTGGAATAAGCAGCGCAGTAAATGGATGGTTCAGACTATTGTGAATGGAAAGCAAAAATATTTTGGTATGTACGACGATTTAGAATTAGCAGATTTAGTAGCAACAGAAGTTCGTAGCAAATTTCATGGGCAGTTTGCCCGTCACTTTTAAGGAGTATATTTTGAGCCACTACGCCAAGGTTGTTGACGGTAAGGTTGTATCAGTTATCGTTGCAGAAGCAGAATTTTTTGATACGTTTGTAGACAGCTCGCCCGGCGCTTGGGTTAAGACTAGCTACAACACACACGGCAATCAGCACACAAAAGGCGGCACACCGCTTCGTGGCAACTTTGCTGGTATTGGCTATCACTACGACTCTGTGGCAGACGTTTTCTACCCACCACAACCATACGCATCATGGGTACTAAGCCCACACACAGCGTTATGGGAAGCTCCAGTAGCGATGCCTACAGACGGTAAAGCGTATGCGTGGGACGAAGCCACTCAGGCTTGGAAAGAATTGGTTGCAGCTTAATTAAGGATAAATCATGGCTCTTGACGTACAGGGTACAGACTATTTAAAGCTCCCCGTGGGGACTACGGCGCAGCGTCCTGCTACTCCTGCAAGTGGCATGATTCGTCAAAACTCCACAACTGGAAATCCAGAGTGGTATGACGCTACGACTTCTTCTTGGCTGCAATTCTCGCAACCTGCTGGATACACGGTTAATTACCTTATCGTGGCTGGTGGCGGTGGAGGTGGACTTGCCCCGGCAGGAGCAAATAATGCAGGTGGTGGTGGCGCTGGCGGGTTTTTGACAACAACTACATCATTGTCATCTGGCATTGCATATACGATTACAGTAGGTGCAGGAGGTGGTTCTGACGCATCTGGTACAAACTCATCTATTTCTACAATTGCAACAGCAATAGGTGGTGGCGCTGGTAAAGGAAATACAGGTGCATCAGGATTGTCTGGTGGATCTGGTGGCGGCGGTGCAGGTAATTCAGGAGTAGGAGGGGCTGGAACATCTGGACAAGGATTTGCTGGCGGTAATGGATGGTCAGGAGGAAGTGCAGCAGGTGGTGGTGGTGGAAGCAATGCGGCTGGATCAAATGCATCAAGCGGTTCTAATGGCGGTAATGGCGGCGCTGGCACATCAAATTCTATTTCTGGTTCAACAGTAACTTACGCAGGTGGCGGTGGTGGTGCTGGGGATAGTGTAAGTGGTGCGGGCGGTGCGGGAGGTGGCGGCACAGGAGGTAGAGGTGGCGTTGCTCCAACCGCAGGTACAGCAAACACAGGAAGTGGTGGTGGCGGTGGTAGCTACAACCAAATAACAGGCGCATCAGGCGGTTCAGGCATTGTAATTATCAGTTACCTTGGTTCACAGCGTGGAACAGGCGGTACTGTTACATCGTCTGGTGGCTACACTATCCATACCTTCACTAGCTCTTCAACCTATAACGCTTGAAGTATCTAAAAGAAGCATCAATACTATTCGGGGCAATTGTCTTGCTTCCGGTAGTATTGATTGTGATGACAACCTTGATTCCGTGGGTAGTAGCAGCGTGGATAATCAGCAAATCTTCAACATAATAGTTAGCGTTGCAGCTTTCTTAGCTGTTTACGTTTTTAACAATATGACTAGGCAGATTCAAAAGCTTGAAGACAAAGTGAACGAAATGCCACATACCTACGTTCAAAAAGACGATTATCGTGCTGACATTACAGAGATAAAGTCAATTCTGAAGCAAATATTTGAGAAACTTGATTCAAAGGCAGATAAATGAAGCTTGTTGACGATGCGAAAGATTGGTCAAAATGGTGGTCTGTTAGATTGTCAATTGTTGGCGGCGGATTGTTGACTTTTTTGGAGATGTACCCAAATGCTGTCGGAACTGTTATCCAAGCTATTCCAGCCGAAATCAGATCAAGCATTAACCCAGAAATCTTCCGAATCATCGGAATTGTCTGCGTCATTGCCAGCCCAGTCGCAAGAGTCATCAAGCAGTCCAAACTGGATAGCAACACTGACCAAGCAATTAAGAATTGACGAAGGCGAAGTCCTAAGCGCATACCAAGACCATTTAGGTTATTGGACGATTGGCGTTGGTCGGTTAATTGATAGCCGCAAGGGTGGCGGCATAAGCAAAGAAGAATCTGCTTATTTGCTGACCAACGACATAAATAAATGCGTCAAAGACATTGAAGTTGCATTACCTTGGTTTGAAACGCTTGATGACGCTCGAAAAGGTGTAATTATCAATATGTCGTTTCAGCTTGGCGTAGCTGGATTGCTGCAATTTAAAACAATGTTGGCATACGTTGAAGCGGGAAAGTACAACGAAGCGGCTGATAGTATGTATCAATCGTTATGGGCAAAGCAAACGCCTGAACGTTGTAACCGCATGGCAACGCAAATGAGGTCTGGACAATGGCAATTTGGTTAAGGTTTAAATTTTATATATTGTCTATTGGCGCAGCAATAGCGGCTATTTTTGGAATATATTTTTACGGGCGCAAAACCGGAACAGCTCAAGAAATGGAGCGACAAACCGAAGCAGACCGTAAACAAGCGAGGAACATAGAAAATGCAGCGGATAATGCTAGGGACATTGACTCTGATCCTATTGAGCGGCTGCGGAAGCACAAAAAGCTCAGAGACTTATAGGTCAGTTTGTAGAGAATTAGAACGTGATTTACCAACATATTCTGTTGATGACACGCCAGAAACTTTGCGTGTAGGCGCAAAATTCCTAGACGTGTTTGCTGCGGTTTGTCCTAAAAACAAGTCGTAGTGCAATTGCCGGGCGAGTAACAGCACGTTGTACACATAACCATTCGTCCACCAGACATGATTGTGTGCGTTGTACAAGCTGCATACGCTGCTGTTGCTGACAAGGCTAATACGACTGCGATGACATACTTTTTCATTTTGATTCCTTTATTGTGCTTGGTGGGACAAAGCCAAAACGCTTA